AAACTAGAAAATGGTGTTTTGACTAAATCATCATTTGAAATGACTTCTAAGGTTCTATTTGATGCTGCAGTATCTGGAGAATTTGATTCTATGAAAGGTGTTTCAGCAAACATTATGTTTGGTCAAAAACCTCCATGTGGAACTGGTTTAGTTGATATTTTGATTGATGAAACTCGTTTACCTGAAGGACATGAAATTGAAGATACTTATGAAGCTGATTTGGAACATGCAAATAAATTAGTTAAAGATGATGGTCATTGCTCTCTAGAAGATATTGTAATGGCATGGTAAGTTTAAAGATTGTAAGATTTTATAAGATAAAATGGAACCTCAATATGATTCTGTAGTTTCAAGTGTAATCTCTGCTTTTCAAAAACGAGCAGAGATTGGGCAGATAAAATATGGAAAAACATTAGATCGTAATGATCTAACATTTTTACAATGGATTCAACATGCTCAAGAAGAGCTTATGGATGGTATTTTATATTTAGAAAAAATTAAACAAACACTTAGTTAGAATACGCTAAACCGGCCATACCAGACATTACACGTAAAATGTTATAGTTTACTGCATATACACGAACATCCCAATTGTTAAAATCAGGATTAAACGCAAAGGCAGGAGCACCCAAATTTCCAGGAGGAGCAAGAAGACCACCATTACTATCGGTATTACCTGCCATATTCATTACAATAGTAGCAGTATCAATACGAGAAAAGTTACAAGATCCAGAAGGTTGATGTTCTTCAGGTTTCAACGCAAAAGAATACGTGTATACACCTAATCCAGGTGATACACCTGAATGATGTTGATAAGCTTGAACCTTAGAATAGTAATCACCAAAACGACGATCTAATCTATCTTGGCCGTTAATTTGAATCCATTGTTCATATACAGGATCAATATTATACGTAAATGGAGTTAATCTATAAGCTGATTGAGTACCAGTTAATGCTCCATTTGGTTGATATCCAGATCCAGTAGCAAGTCTACAATCTCTATAGAAAGAAGGTTGAACTACCCATACAAGTTCTTTTACAGGGTGATTGAATGTTAAATCAATTCTGTTCATAGCACTTACAATACCTTTTTCTTCATTAAATTGCACTTGTTCAATTAAATATTCATGAGAAGCTTGTGCCATACGACGACGTTCTTCCGTATCTAAATAAATATAATCAATATAGATAGCAGCATTTAATGGTTGAGGAATTGTGGAAATTCCAGGTAAAACTTTTGCACCAGGTACATTAACACCATTTGCTAAGGTGACGTTAGTATTATTAAAGTTTCCTGCAATTAAAGATGCATCATTCCAATAAATATTAATTTTTACTTCGTGATATTGCAAAGAAATTAAGGGTAAAGCTGCACCAGGATTTTTAGTAAAAAAGAATTCAAGAGGAATATATAAAATATTAGATTTTAATTGACGACCATCAAGACCGCAACCTCTTCCAAATTTTAAAAATGAAGGACCATTTTCTTCATCACAAGGTTCAGATAATAAACCAATTAATTTAACTCTTTGATCAGCATTTTTACTCAATTCAGACCATAAATATAACCATTCGCCATATAGACGATCAATGATTTGTCCACCAATATCTAGTTCAACACGATCAATTAAATTAAATCCTAAAGAATCCTGTTCGTTATTCCATGCATATGGAAGAGCTCCTTCAAGAGCGCCATTTACTCCAGCACCTTGATTTAATCTAGGTAATTCTACTTGGAGGTAAGTAGAATACAATAAATCAGCATGGCGACCTATAATAGCGGTCTGTTTAGTTCCCCATTGTGCTTGTCCTGAAAAATTTACACGAAATGGCTCCATAGCAAAATTGGTATGGCGTTTATACAATCCTTTCCAAAACGTAATCTGGGGATTCCCAGTTAAATATGCGTCTTGGGCTCCATATGCTACAAGCTGTAATAAACCTCCTCCCATTTTATCTTATACCAAATACTCTTTTCTTTTTAGTGGTGACGTCTACGGTGACGACGAGTTCTGCGACGGCGACCACCCATAGCTTCATCTACAGATGCCTTGGCAGGTCCTTCATCACTAGCAGAATCACTGGAAGATTCTGGGGCTTTTTCATCTGCTCCGCCTTTTTTGTGATAAGAAGATTTTGCAGCTTTTAATACATGTTTAAACCAACCTTTACCCATAGATTTCTTTTGAGAAGACATTTTTTTCATAGTTTTTTTAACATGAGTCATCCATTTATTTGCCATTTTATTATGAACGCGAGGAAATTAAATAACTATGGATTTATCTCCTGTTTTTGGATTCATATCATAGATTGGAGATGTATGCATCATAGGTTGAAATGAATGTGTTGCAGGATCAGGAAGTACAGGAACTTTTGCTTCTACGGGTTTAAAACGTAAATGTTCGGGTTTTAATACAAAACTACCTTGTTGAAATTTTTCTATATTTAATTCCATCATTGAATCTAATGAACCATAATTCATCAAATTCCATTGACATCCATACCCTGAAACAACTACAGGATTATTATTTTTTAAATCAGGATCAGGATCAGGAACAACCATACAAATAGATTTTTTATTTGATTCTATTAATTCATCATGATCATAAGGTTGTGAAGCTTGCATATACGTTAATCTTCTTAAATCACTTGTAGACCATGATAAATTAACTAATTCATGCATTTTAGTATGTTTCATTGCACCACCTGAAACAATAATAAGTTTACCTTTTAAATTTTCAATAGGTTCTTGTGCTAAATTTTTACGATGAAAAGCATATTCAGGTCCTAATAAAAATCTACCTAAGGTATCTTTAATAATTTGTGAAGATGCATTCAAGGTATTATTATTTTCAGTATGAAACATTAAACTTAAAATAAATGGATCACTAGAAAGAACTCCTGAAAATGCTGAATTTCCTATAGCAACACAACATTTTTCTAAAGGGATAGAATTATTAGCATAATCATAACCAATTGTTTGATTCTTTAATCCAACTGATGGAACATCTCCATCATAAACATCTAATTCAATTACACGTGCACCTGATTTTATTACTAAAGGAATAATGTCATCCGAAATATAATCAGTTGTTGAAGAACCTGGAAATACTGTATATGAAGATGAAGCTACATAATAATCACATAATTTATACGGTTCTGATCCTAGAGGCGCTAAAGCTAAAACCTTTTCATAAGTTGCATTATTATTTTTAGCACGTTGAACTGCATCAGATGGACTTGATGACATCATGTAATAAACAATTGCTGCAACAAGAGTAACAGAAAGTATACCTACACCAACATAACCCATAATTTGTCCTTCGTCCATTTATCATTTAGTTGTAAAAAGAACATTACGAAAAGAATTCATTACATCATCAGGAATTTTTTCATCCATTGAAATATTATTTAAGCAACAATAGTGGAAAAATAAAGAATACATTCCACATTCAGAATCTTTAAATTGATGTCTAGTAGTATTATATGTTGTTTCCATTTCTTTATCATGTAATTTTGTAGAATCCCATTCAGTTTTCCATCTCAACATTAATCGTTGAATTTCCTTTTCAGGTTTTTTTGCATATGAATCAAAATATGTTATACGTGGATCTATATTTGGACTAATGTCACAATATAAAGCCATCCAATGTTCACCTGGTCCAGTATGAACATCTGTATTAAATACAATACCAATCTTAGTTTTTCCTTTTTTATATAAATCACGTAGTTTTGTAGAACATAATGCATCAACAATACATTTTCCTTCAGGAGTTTTTAAATCAAAATCTATACTAATACATCCTAAAAATTTATAATCTTTGAATAAAAGTTCAAATTCCCGTTCTACAGCATTAATATCTTGATCTGATAACCAATCTGTAGGTTTATTTATCCATGAACTTGGTGCTTTTGGTCTTCCAATCATATGTGCAATAATACATTCTGATTTCCCTGAATGACATTTAGCACTAAATTTCTTAAGAAGTTCATTCCATACTTGTTCAGCTGAACCAGATTGAATATTACCTTTAAATTTTTTATTATAAACATGTCTTAGATTTTCTATTTCAGCTTGATCAAACATCCTTATAATTGAAAACGGAATGTTTTTTTATAGAAAAATGTTACTAGAATGTTGAATTGTATTAGATTAACATAACAAAAGCGTTAAATCTTCTCTAATTATTTATAATTGAAGTAGCCAGAGTTATGTTAAATTAATACAAGACAACTTTCTTAGCAGTGAAAGCTGATATGGAAACTATTTTAGATAGTTACAGGATATAACGGTATGTTGTTATATTCCTAATGAAAGACATATTCATTAGAAGGAAAATATATATTCACACGCAAAAGTTCTGTTTAAACAATTGCATGCGTGTTAACATGACACAGAATATATATATGGACGTGGATACACGATATTATTGTAGCGACTCACGGCTACAGATAGGAAATTGTATGGTTAACAGATCATATACGTTTACAGTTGTTCTGTGAATGAAAAAAATTTAAGGGAATGCTTTTAGAGCATTACTGTTATATTGCGAAGGTTGAGCAATACTACCTTAAAGAATTTAATTTAAATTCTTTTTGATAAAAACGGATTTTTAGCTTTTTTAATTACTAAATCAAAACAATAAAATGGTCCACCAAACATACAAAGTCCTTCAAGATATTAAGATGCAAGGTGGTGATCCATATTTCCCTCAAGATTATAGAATTCAATTTATTATGCCTTCAAAGGTAAATCCTGCTATGAGCAAGATCTTTCCCATTCTCATGAAAGGGAAAAATAAAGAAGATCCAATTATTTACACTCCTTATACAGGAACTGTTCATCGTTGGTCTTAACTTGAAAAATGGATTTATGAAATCTTTTAAAACATTTTTTACATTAAAATGGACACAATCATAAATTTTCAACGAAGTATTGTATTAGCTAGACAACTACTTCAAGAATTTAATACAACAGGTGATATTAAAGTTCTTGAACATTTAGAAATTGTTAAACAAGGTATTGTAGAACTATTGGCAAAAATGGAATCTTATAATATTAATTATGAATAAAAAAGATGGATTCCGTTCCTGAAGCTGAACTTCCTCCTCGAAAATGTCAAGGTTGTATAGAAGATCAACCGAATCAACTAGCACATTATGGTGGCTGTATGCCTGACATATTTGCTGGTGAAACATGGGATGATCTCTAAAACGGAATTTTTCTTTTCTTTTTTTAGTTCAATAAAAAAATGAATAACGATGATAAAGCCAATCTACGTCTACTAACTACTCAACTAGCAGAACATCAAGCAGAACTTGATGATCTGAATGGTAGACGTTATGAACTTAATGAAAGTAAGGGTAGAGTTGAAGCATCAATTAAAGAAATTATTACTAAGGCAGAATATGCTGCAGTTAATCAACTATCTCTTCCAAATGGACAATCACTTCGAATTATAAGACAATATTCTAAGGGTTGGTCACTTCCTAAATCAAAATTCAGAGACTTAGTCCGTGAATTTTGGAATACACCAACTGAAAAGAATCCTGACAATCTTATTAGATACGTTTATGAAATTATTCATGCAGATTCACAAACTCGTGAAATCAAACTTGAACTACGTTAAAAAACGGACTTATACATTAATTATTTTTTAATACAAACTAAATGGAATATAACCCTTTTAATCCTAAAAATATTCAGTTTAAAGAAAAAGATATTTTACGTATTTTAAATAGTCATAATGTTGAATATACTATTAAAAATCTTGAACTATTTCAAAATGCAATGATACATTCATCATATGTAGCACGTTCAGAATATATAACACCATTTGGAGATAAAACTACTCTTTCAGAAAAACCTCAAGATTGTTTAGGATTATTTCCTGAATCTTATGAAAGATTAGAACATCTTGGTGATTCTATTTTAGGTGCTATTACAGCAACATATTTATCTAAACGATTTCCACAACAACAAGAAGGATTTCTAACAAATCTACGTAAAGAAATTGTATGTAATTCAATGCTTGGTGTATTAACTCAAAAAATTGGTTTGGATAAATTCTATATAATTTCTAGACATAATGAAGATGTTTGTGCAGGAAGAACGAATATAAAAAAATTAGGTGATATCTTAGAAGCATTTATTGGTGCTTTGTGGACAGATTCACAAAATAACTTTCCTACAGTATATAAATTTGTTGTTTCTTTAATAGAAACATATATTGATATACCTTTAATTCTTCAAAATGATACTAATTTTAAAGATCAATTACAAAAGTATTGTCAAACTTTCTTGAAATATACACCCGTTTATAAGATGATTTCATCTATAAACGGTTATACGATGATTGCTTTAGGACAAGATAAAGAAATTGGTAAAGGTTTTGCTGTAACTAAAAAACAAGCTGAACAATTAGCTGCTAAAGAAGCTTTGGAAAAACTACGTTCTTAAATTTACGTAATAGTAAGACTAGTTTTAGGTGTTCTTGGAAGACGACGAGAAAGTAGTTCTTTTTGTGTTCCACCAACTGACATATCTTCAGCACCTTCAGCAATACCTTCAATAGCACGCAAAACTTCAGCTACACGTTGAGGTTGATCAGCAAATTGTAGAAGCAACTGTGTTCTAACAATTTGTCTTTTGAGTGGAGGTTTAGATTGACGAATAGTTCTTGCAATAGTTCCTGATGAACCACCTTCCAAATTAAAATTATCAACTTGATTTTCTCTCATAAATTCTAAGATTTTTTGTGAAAGAAGAATTTTTTGTTCACGTAGAAATTTCTGTTGTTTTTGAAGTTCACGATTTTGATCATCAAGACCAATCCATTCTTTAATTATTGCTTTAATTTCTTCAGCGTCCCCCATTTCTTTTTATGAGGACGTGAACTTGTAAGTCTCTTTGCTCCTCGTTGCTGAGCTAATCCTTGAAGATGTTGTCCGGCCATATCTTTTACTGCATCTATACTAGTTGGTAATCCTCGTTGCTGAGCTAATCCTTGAATATGTTGTCCGGCCATATCTTTTACTGCATCTATACTAGTTGGTAATCCTCTTTTGTCTGCTAGGGATAATGCACTAGTTTGTAATCCTTCTATAGTAGGAACTTGATAAGAATCTAAATTATCTAAATCGGGAATGTATTGAGCAATTAATTCACCTTCTTCTTCACCAAATGATCTTCGAACAGTATCAATTAATTTTTGACGTTTTTCAGATATCTTTCCAAGTTGTTTTTCTGCAGAAACAGCTGCAGAATGTAAGGATGTTCCTATAAATGGAATCATTAAAAAAGAATCAACAATAATAGCTCCATCATCTCCTTCAGCAAAATGTAACATATTATTGAATACGATTAAAACAGATGAAATCATTGTAGCTATTAATCCACTAGCAGGACCTACTACTGGTAATTCATTAGCTATATTTTCAATAATGGTAACATTCATAGGGATAATTTCAGTAATTGAATCTAAAACAATTCCATATATTTCCCCGAGTTCATAATCTTCACGAATATGTTTAAAAATTTGGAGATTTTCTTTTAAATCTGTAATATTATCTGTAAAATCTTTTAATACATCTGGTTGCCATTGATAAATCCATCCTAAAAATTGTCTAAACACATTATTTAATACTGGATATTTAGATTCACCGCCACGCATTACAGACATTTCAAATATTTTTTCAGCTTCTTCATCAGTAAATAAAGGTTTATCATTCGAAAGAATATTTGCTTGTAAATCTTTAGCTGATTCGAATTTGTTTAATTTTATATATTCATATACGTTTAAAAATCTTGTTACTATTTTTGCAAATTTAGGATTCTTTGATTGTTTTAAGACATATTTATATATTTTTAATTCTTCAGGATTATCTGTATTTTCTTCTAAATTCCAAGCCATTACTTTATATACTTAAAATATAAATGTCAGTAAAACAAGATGATTTTAAAGTTATTGAATGGTCTACACAATTAGAAGATATCTTAGCTCAAGAAGGCGAAAGATGTAGAGGATTAGCATGGTTACATATTCGTGCTGAAGCTGCTACGTCAAAATATAATACGTATGTTCAAGTTCCAGTTATTGTATTATCTACCTTAGCAGGAACTGCATCTGTAGGTTCAGCAACATTATTTGGTGGTGGACCAGCATCTTCTATAGCTATTGGTCTAGTATCTATTGGTGTTGGAATTTTAAATACGTTAGGAGGATTTTTTGCTTTTGCTAAGAGAACAGAAGCTCATCGTATAGCACATCTAAATTATTCTAAACTTTCATCAAAAATTAGTATTGAACTTTCCTTACCAAGAGATGAACGTATGTTACCTGAACCTTTCTTAGTAAATATTCGTGAAACAATGGAACGTATGGCAGAAACTACACCTATGTGTCCTGAAGAAATTATTGCTGAATTTAATAAAAAATTTAAAGGACATTCAGATGAAGATATTGCCTTACCAGTTGAAACAAATGGATTACATAAAATAAAAATTTATAGAGGTTCTACTCGTGTAGATACGCCGTTAGATACGCCTATGGAAGATGCACAATCTGGAATAACTATTCGAATGAATTAAAACTTCCATGGTTTTCCACATTCCAAACAAGTAACAAATGTTGTCATAGGTTCATCAGCAGAACGAGTTTGCATTTGATAATAATCACATTTAGATTTCTTTTTACATCTTGAACAAAATAGATATAAAGAAGCACTAGAAGATTTAGAATACAATTTAATTTCAGCTTCCATCATTTTATTAATTGAATCTTTCCACAGATGTGGAGACATTTCTTCAGCAGACATATTAACAAATGTTTTTGCTGAAAGTTCATTAGAATTTAGTTTAGAAGCCCAATCAGTTTTTAAATTTTCATAAATTGAAATTGCCTTACTTCTATAAGTATTCCAAAATATTTTATTAGACCAATCTACATCAATACAAGAATTCTTACATAGTTCAACTACATATTTCAAAAGTTCTTCTTCTACTTCTCTAGGTTGATCTAACAATTCTTGAAAATTTTGAATAACTTTATCACGTATAGGACATTCAACAAATACATTTTTAGTTTTTACAATTATAGGTTTAGAACTTACAGGACGAATAACTTCTTCAATTTCTTCTTCTTCTTCTTCCTCTTCTTCATCAGATTCATTAAATGTCCATTCATGATATAGAGATTCATAATCTTCAACTGTCAAATCCATATATGAAGAAGCGTCTTTTTGATAATCATCTTGTTCAGATTGACTTAGAAGTGCAACAATATTTCCAGAAAATGTTTCTTCATCCAAAGGTGATGGAAGCATGTGTTGATTTGCATCATCTTCATTTTCAGATATACAGGCAAAGATAGAAATATGTGTTTCATTCAAAGGATGACTAATATTGCCTTGAAATTGATATAGAGGATTCTTATACTTTTTACGAATCCATGCTAATACATCATCACTTTTAATATTAACTTGACTTAACAAACCATTTGAACTAATAACAATTCCAAGAACCATATTTGTATTTTGTATAATTATGAGTTCAAAATGTAAATTCCATTTTAAAACAACGATCATCCTAATAAATAAAGAGATGTCTTACGTGCCCCCTTCTATGCGCAACAGAATGGTTAAAACAGCTGATCAAAAACTAAATGAGCAAATGGAACTTGTAGCTCAAAAACCAGATAATGTATTTCCACATTTGTGTGCAACATTTTATAAGAAATCTGATCATTCATTTATTGAAAAAGCTGAACAATGGAAAAAGCAGAAAGATGATCTAGATATTTCATTGAAAGTTGAAGAAGAAATGAATAGTCGAAGACATCGGCGTATGGAAGCAGAAAAGGCAGAAATGGATTATGATAATAAGTTTAACATTCTTCCTAAAAAACGTCCACAAATTATTACTGCCACACAGATTGAACCTGAAGTAAAAGGTGATTGGACTGATCCATATGCTGCAAAACGTCGTAAGAATTCAAAATATAATCAACGAAAAGAGATTAAGAGAATTCAACGTCTTGAACGTGAAGAACTATCTTCTGAAGAAGAACAAGTTGTAGAAATTGTAGAAGAATCAGAAACTATGTGGAAGGAATAGGTAGTTCAGGAACACTTGGAAGTGGTCTAGTTCTAGGTCTTGTTAAGAATGTAAACCATCCAATAGTCCAATTGTAAATAATTCCTGGAAGACGTAATAAAAATTCCCATAAATCTCCTAAAGTATCACGAGTCCATGAAGAAGCAGGTCTAATAAATTCTGTGCTGAATGGAGATGATTTAGCAGTATTATATCCATAATAACATCCTGCTGCAATTGCTACAAGCATAAACCAAAATTCCACAGTTCCTACATAACCTCCATTAGAATCTATATGTTTTCCTAAAGCTTTTTTTCCTTTTCCTAATAAAGTTGTTGGTTTTGTTTCATCTTCTACTTGTTTACTTTTTAAATCTACGCGTGAACCACCTGCACTTACTGAAGGCATTGATGTGCCTCCAGTAGGTTTCAGACGCAAATACATTTTTCCATCATTTGGCATAACTCCTGAAAGATTTTGAGTATCATTAAAAAAAACATCTCGTGAACCTTGTGCAGTTAAACTTCTTGATCCAGCTTCAGCATTTCTAACTAAATATGCAAAATCACCAACATCTATATTAATCATAGTTTTAAATACTACCCATTCACATGGTGAACATGGTGGAACTACAGTTGAACCATTATAAGTATAGTAAGGTGATGTAGGTGGAACCATCATAGATAAACTCCAGTCTTGTAATTTAATTGGTGTATCACCTGTAGGTAATCCATAAGGAACAAATTGTTTAAAAAATGTATATGATGAAGTTTGTGAAGGATTTGCTCTAAATAATGAAGAAACACATAATAATTCACCAGTTGGTTTTTTAAATATTGCTGTAACTTCACCATCAGCTTGAACACCTTCTAATGTATGATGAGAAGGATGATTTACAACTAAAGCTTGACATACATATGATTCACCTCTAAATTTGCATGAACCTAATCCAGAAGTATTTGTTAAAATCATACCTTCATCTGATATACTAACTGTAGCTTGACTAATATATCCATCATCCATAACTAGATCACAAGTTACTTCACAAGGTTTAGCTGAACTTTGAGATAAATTGATAGGGCTTTGATTTGCGGATAAACATTGTGGTGGCCATGTAGTCTGAGATGAGAATAAGCTCATTTGTTTTAATTACAAACAAAACTTATCCATAGAATAAATGGATAGTGGATGGATTGCATTTACAGTTTTAATGTCTCTTCTAGTTATTGGTGGTCTTGTATTTTTTACTTCATCAATATGGTATCCTAGAGCAGAAACAGGTGGAAATATTTTTGTAGTTATGATGAAAACAGTAATTAATGTAATTTTTAATATTGTTCCAATTTCTTTATTTGGATTTGGTATTGTTGCAGATATTATTAAGACAGAAGTAAGAGCTTCAATTCCTACGTTAAGTGCATTCTTTTCATTAATATTATTACGTTTAGGATTTTTATTATTTGGTTCTACAACATTTCCTTTATTTGCAAGTAGTGGAGCAGAAACAAATACAGCTACATATTGGTGTTCATTACCAGGATTAGAATTTCTTGAAAATCCTGTATTTCCTGGTTCAGTATTATCAACAACAATTATTGCATTTTATTATATTTGGTGGGCAATAGGAACACCTAATCAAACGGTTATCCTTGCATATATGTTATTTGCTTATTCTGCTTCATTGTTTCAATTTATTTTAGGAAATTGTTCTAGTTTATATTACCCATTACCATTTCTTCCTTTTGGTCCATCATCAACTGTTCTTATACAAACTACTTTATTAGGATTAATAATTTCAGGAAGTGTATATGGATTAATTTCAGGAATTTTTAGAAGTTTAGATCCTTTAGCTAATTTACGTATTCCTGGATTTCCTATTCCTGGAGCTCCTGTTCCTGTAACACCAGGTTCAGGAATAACATGTCCAGAAGGTAAATATTTTGATACTGATACTGGTCAGTGTTGGTGTAATCCTGGAACTTCAAAAAGTAGTGATGGAGTAACGTGTGGAAGTCCACCAATGAGATGCGGAGCATTAGCTAAATGGGATGATAGAAAAGGACAATGTGTAAATAATTCAAGTCTTTCTTCTGGTCAAAATGGACCTCAACAATCAGGAGTTCCTCAAGAAGGTGAACAAACATTTGTTGCAGAATTGTATAAAAATGGTCAATTAGTTACTGATTCAATTTCTAAGTAGTTAGAATTTTATAATAACCAATAATATTAGTTCCTGAATGTTTTTTTATTTCTTCTCCAACAACAACCATTGTAGGAACTTTTTGAACATCATATAATTTTGCTTCAGGTGAATCTAAATTAACAAATATCCATTCTAAAGGAAAATCTTCTTGTAATTCCTTTAGAGCAGGTTTAATTTGTTCGCATGGTGCGCATGTTGTTGATGTAAATACATATACTTTTTTCATTGTATTACTTTAGAATCTTGAATTAAATTCCGTGTAAGTCTTACAAACTTAGTTTTATTGATATTTTGTTGTTCTAATATATATCCATTTTTTTTCATTGTTTTTTGAAAAGCAGAGAAAAGTCCGATTTTCAAAGATGTCTTATCCAACTTATCAAAGTTTTCCATACACCATTCAATAATTTTATTGTGTTCTAAAGGAGGACCCATTAAAGATAATGATAGCCCAGGTAGAACATCTTCATTTCTGTCAACCTTTGTTTCTTCCTGAATTCCAGTAAGAACTTCTGTTGCCATCTTATCTACAATTGCATTGTGTATTGAATTATAATCTTTTTGTCCAGTATGAGCTTTTACATGTATGATTTTCCACTCTTTCAAATTAGAAAGCATTTCATGTAGGGGTTCAATTAAATCACGATGTTTTACATCACCTCCTTCAGTAGTTTTCCAATTCTTTTTTATCCACGATGGTAGCCATGTAGTCAAACAATTTTTAGAATATTGTGAATCTGTATAAATTTCTAATGAAGTAGCTTCTCCTAATTTTTCATATACAATTTTTACAGAATCATGAATAGCTTTTAATTCTGCACGTTGATTAGTTTGTGATTCTTCAGGTGGCATTTTTGTAGCAAATGACCATTCTTTATTATCTGGAAACCATCCTGCATAAGAAGCTGATGCACCTGATTTGCCATTGGACTTACAAGCACCATCAGTGAATACTTTCATTATTATATTTAGGTTGGTGTATAAAAATGGGCATCCGTTTTGTAATACATCGACTTAATATTGCTTGTTGTAAAGAAGTTGGATCTTCAATATGAAACCATACTCTATTTTTAAAAGAACGTTGTTCTAATTGTCTTCTCAACATTTGTTGGCATGCAAAAGTCAAAAATTCTGAATGCCAAATCATAAGAATTCTTAATCTAGCATGATTTTTAGGTATACGAGCAATCCACATATCAAACCATGGAGCAAAAGTTTCAACTGAAAATAAAACAGAAGCATCTACTTCTTCATATTCACAATTTGGGTGAGATTCTTTATACTCTTGCCATAAACGTATAGTTTCTCTATCATTCAAAGGTTCAAATAAAACATAATGAGGTGGTGGGAATTCCATTATTTATTTAGGAGTTTCATCTTTAGGTTCTAATACGCGTTTAATTGCAATACCTGCATCAACAATATATAAAGAATTTTCAGTCATTACTACATAACAACTTTCACATTTAAAAACGGTTTGAATAGTTGAAGTATATTCATCAGTTCCTTTAACTAAATATTTAGTAGCTCCTTGAACACCAATACAACATTTCTTTTCTACTGAATCACGGTAATAATCTAAGTAAATTGGTTTGTCTTCATCAATACTAACTTGTGCTGCTCTTAGAAGAACGTTAGCAGATGGAACGGACATTTATATTTTTCATATACAAATTTTAAACTTTCTGAACGCATTTTACTGCATCTTCCAATTTAAATCTTGATCTCATGTTTAGAGATGGAACTGAATCACGAGGTCTTTTCAGAATTTCATCTAGTTTTGTAGAAATAAGACCACGCAATTCAATAGCTTGAGGTTTTAGAAGTTTTGCAATTTCAAATAGAAAGTCTGCAAATTGTGTAGTATTTTCTTCTGATTGACCAGATTTAACTTCTACAATAGTATTTTGCAAATCTTCAATAACTTTTTGCATTGATTCTTGAAGTGCGCGTCCAGTTACAAGACCACGAGTAAAGAGATGAGTCAGAAATCTTGCATAACCTCTTCTGACATCTTTTTGCTTTGACCACAAAACAACCTTATTTTCAAATTCAGGATCTTCAACTTTAGGAAACAGCAAGGTTTCAGACATGTCATACAAAGAAGTAAACATTTGAACATGTGTTTCCAAATCTTCAGAAACTTCTGGGATTGTGTTATTTAGAATAAAAGCAAGATCTGCCATCAAACCAGCATAAGCTGAACCTTTAATAGCTTTATCAAACAGCAAGGTAGTAATTCTCAATCTGAATTCTTGATCACGTGATTTCAAAATTTGGAGAGCTTCATTAGAAAGTTTTTGCATTGTAGGTTGAGCAATTTTATTTAGAATCATAAATATTTCATCATATTGTGGATCATCAGTTTCACGAACACGGCGAACCATATCCACGAGAATTTTAGTTCTCCAATTATCTTCAGATTGTTTAGATATTTTCTTTTGAGGACGAGAAGGTCTATAAGCTGCAGGAACTAGACGAAGCTTAGAAATATTATCCATAATAAGTTTTGGTAATACAAGTTTTTCTACGAATCTCATTGAGTAAATTAGCGCATTAGTCATTTCCATTTTTTTATTCATGCTACTAATATGAAAACGAATTCGTTTTAAGAATAGCAGTGAAATAAAAAGAAATGGAATTCTCGAAATGGATTTTGTGGTATCACGATCCGGAAGTAAAAGATTATTCAATTGAAAGTTATATTAAAATAGCTGATTTTACAACTGTTAAACAATTCTGGACAGTTATTGATACAATTCCTAAAGAAGCATGGGAATGTGGAATGTTCTTCTTTATGAAAAATGATTGTCTCCCACAATGGGATGCACCACAAATGGAAAAAGGAGGAACATGGTCTAAAAAGATTGATGCTCAACAAGCACATACTTCATTTATTGATTTGATGGTTCATTGTATTTCTAATGAACTTCTTAATCAAAATAAAGAAACTCTTGCTGGTATTTCAATTTCTCCTAAAGGACAATTTCACATCATTAAAATTTGGAATACTAATAAGAAATTTTGTGATAAACAACTTCTGAACCAAAATTTGACTTACTTCAAAGTTTCAGAAGATGTTACGTATACTTTTAATGAATCAAGACCTAAGTAATTAGTAAATGTTATATAAAGATTATATTATTCAACAAATACATATTTTTTTAACATGGTTTATAACATTTTTTTTTCAATGGTTAACAAATGAAGGTGAAATTTTAGGATATATTTTAGGTGCAATACATATTTTATTTGCAGCTTCTTTATTAACCTTAGTTTTTGCAAGTCATACTATATTTCCTGAAACTATATATCAACTTGTAGCTTTTATATGTTTA